ACCTCTTTCAACATGCCATCCTTTTGATCCGTCTTCGTACTCTTCTTTATAGCATCCGGTCAGCATCATGTGTACCTCTTTATGCTTTACGAAATAACCTTGAAAAGCATTACGTTCAATAGTGTCTTGCACATCGTTACGGCTACTGTTTTCATGAATATGTCCCATTGTAAAGACATCCATGCCGGAGTATTTCTCCAGAGCTCTAGTCAGATTTAAAGCACCCTTTGTCACAATACCACCGCCACCGCTACCGTGATAATACTTTATTTTGATTGTAGTTATTTTGTGACCAGTACCAGCTTTCACAATAAGCCAGCCTCCATACCCTCCAGTATGCACCTTTGATTGACATTTTAAGTTTAACAGATCGACAAACCTTTGCAATATGTCAGTCTCTTGCCACTTAATTATTGCCGTTTCATGGTTGCCGTAGCCAATTACTGTTAAAATATCAGCATAAGGAGTAAACCATTCCACTGCCGTTTCTACTATTGAATCCAGATACCTTGAGTTATTATGCTCTGGTCTGATGTCGGATTTGTTTCTGCGATTGTCTCCTCTTCCTTGCATCAAGCAAAACAAGTCGCCGTTGATCATGACTGGTATGTTTTCTTCCAGACAATAATCTAAATGCTTTTTCAAAAGCTCTCTGTCGCACTTTGGATTGTCCCAGTGTAAATCGCTGAGCATGGCGATACGAACATCTTTGCCATGTAAGACAATCTCGTGTACGTTCTTGCCATGTTTTTTAATCATAAGTATTTGTTTACTAGTTTAGTGCCGAATAATCCCACCAGAAAAACACAAGCCACAAATATCAGCATGCCCCAGTAATTGGTTTTCTTATTGATCTTAGCATCTGCCTTTGCCTTTTGCACTTCAATTCTTGTGATCATTTTTAGCGTGTCCCTCTTTAGCTTGTATTCGATTCTGGTTTCAAGCCTTGTCTGAGGAATATATACGTTCTTGTATTCGATTATAGTATCCTTTGAACTATAAAAATGCTCATATACTATTGTGTCGTGTTTGATTACTGCAACTGAATCAATAGTAGCAATACGCACCGTGTCAGCCATTGTAATGACTTCTAAGCCCTTTTTAAGTGCTTTCTTATAATGATACCTCGCTGAGCATCCAAACATCGTTAGAATCAAAATTAAGCTATATAATCGCATATTCGTGTTTTACGTCAAAACTTGGGCATGCTTTAGCAGCGTATTCATTGTGACCATGTATCGTCATGTCCTTGTTATACTTGTACATTAGTTCATGCATTAATTCAATCAAAGCATTTTTCTGTTCTACAGTTCTGGTGTCCTTTGCTTTCTTCATATCCTTTGACATGCCACCCACATAGCAAATGCCAATTGAATCACGATTGTGATATGCCGTGTGAGCTCCAGACTTCTTAACAGATCTGCCAGTTTCAATAGTGCCATCTAAGTGAATTAAATAATGATAGCCTATGTCATTGAATCCCCTCGCTAAATGCCACCTTCTTATGTCAGCAACATCATGGGGTCTGCCCTCTGGTGTCGCTGAACAGTGAATAATAATTTTATTTATTTTTCTCATTAATGTTTCTAAAGTCGCTCGTGACCTCCTTAGCTCTTGCAAATAAATTTTTAAGTGATGCCCAGAGATCGATGCCCTTTACTGCCTTATAGTTTTCGTTTATGCTGATCACCTCAATAGATACCAATGTCAAAGCCAATACCTTAGTAGTGAGCATTTCAATACTGAAAAATGTCATTACTAATTCATTGACCAGAAAATAATCAATCAAATAAAACAGCATTACTGTTACTTCGTATAATAAGATTTTTGAAATAATAGCAGATAGCCTTCTGCTTGTGATCGGCATTTTTAATTTCTTAGCTTTCCAGATACCGGTAATTGTGTCTAAGAAAACAGATGCAGCGATCAATATTAATATGCCCACAATAGGCAAAAAGAATGATAAAACGATAGCCATAAGTTTCGTTGAATAAGTTTGTAATTTAGTTGTCAAAAGTATAACCTGAGTTCTCATGATTCTAGTTGTTCAATTAGCATGTAAGTTAAGTAAATTGCAAGAAAACCACCAAGAGCTTGTAAGTATAATTGCTCATTGAACAGCATTGTAAACGAGGTAAAGTATCCACTAACAAAATATAATATAGCAAGAACGTTTGTATGTCTCATTATTTTGTTTCTTCTATTGGTAAACACCATTCTGTTGTCAACATCAAAGCAAGTGCCTCTGAATAGGTTAATGTTTGTAATGGTGTAATCGTGCCGTCAGTTATAAAACTGGGTGTTGTATTGTATGCTATAACAAATTGCGATTCGTCTAAAGATTTTCTAATGGTATTTGCACTGGTTTGCCCTACTTGCGAAAAGTCAATATTTAATAAATCTGCGATGTTTATTATTGCGTATGTTTCTGCTATTTTTCTCATCTTCTTTTTTTAACTTGGTACGTTTTCTTGGAATGTAGGTGAATTTTCTAAAGTACCGTTATTACTTCCAGATTGGTCTGTAACCGTTGTACCAGTCCCACCATCGTTATCGCCCATGCGCCACCAGTTAGCAAGACCAGCTTCAGCTGATAAATCAGTAGGTCCATTGTCATAAAGCGCTGACACCTCAGAACTGCTTAATGTTTTTGTCCATATCGAAACCTCATCAAGGTTACCGTTCCATTCGCTAAATGCATAATCGTTTCTTTTACCGATTACCAAATCCGATGTACTTGTAGAAAATGCAGTCGGTCCACTAAAACCTAAATTGGTTAAGGCAGTTCCATCTACATAGACTTTAAATCTTTGATTGCCTGTTAATCCACCTTCTAAGGTTATTGCTAAATGATGCCAATTGCCATCTGCTAAAGCCATAGAATCAGTTGAACGAAAACCTATTGAAGTGCCGTATACATCAATTCGTGTATTTGGATATAATATAGCATAAAATTGTTGTTGACCAGATGCCCATTTTGCCATAAATATCTGCCCAGCGGTGTTAGATGTTTTAAACCACATTGAAATACTACCATTTGCAAGACCATTTAAACTTGTCACGTTGCCACAATCTATGTATTGGTCAATTCCATCCAGATTGACCGAATAAACATTAGAGAATCCAGCAGCCGTTCCTAAGTTAGTATCGCCACTTGCACTTGAATCGTATATTTTTCCCCAATCATTTGTGGCTGTAGATTTACCTTTACCCCAATCTATTGTGTTGTTTACTGCGCCTTGTCCCCATCCGTTTGTAACTGCCATTTCTTTTTAATTAAGTTGTTATTGATCCGAATAAATACCATTCGTCTGTTGCCACTTTTAACAATGTAGCCGTTGCATATTGTGCAGATAGTTTACTTGCTCCTCCAGCTGCTCTTAAAGTAACACCACTACCAGCCACTACTTGTGATTGTCCGCTATTGCTTTGTGTTATTTCGATTCGTGTTCCAGTAGGAAAAGCCACAGAACTATTTGGTGGTATAGTAGTTACATTAGCACTGCCGTTATCTAATTTTATAAACTTGTTTGCATCTGCTAAAGCCAAAGTATTTGGAAAGCTTGAAACGGCTCTTGTAGTCGTTAATTTAACGCCATCTATTATTTCGCTTCCAGTAATGTGCTTACTATTGAAAGAGCCACCTCCGACCTCTGCTATTGCAAATCTGTCTGTCGTAGATATGTTAGCTCCTTTTGCCGTTAGTGCGCTGATCTTTATGTCTGCCATTATTTAATTTTTTTAAATACAGTTTTAACTTCTGTTCGTTTCTTTCTTTTGTCTTGTATCTTATATCACCCATCCAGTAAAGTTAATATCGTTATCCGGGTAAACATCTCCATCGCTATTTGTATTGTACTCTGGAAAACTTGCTTGGTTAAAGCAGATGTGATCAATGAATCTCTGCTTATAGTTCATTGCAGTCTGCATGGCTTTACCCTCTAAATAGTCAATCTCTTCTTTTGATGCCGTATCGCTATTCTCTGAATTATGCTTGTAGATTCCCTTGTTTGAAACCGTATATGCTCCGTTAGGTAAATAACGAGCAAAAGCAAAGTGAATTAAACATGGTTTAATATAATCAGTTAGCAACGCTAAATATGGATTTGCTAATGTACCAGCCACGATCTCAGCTTGTATCTTTTCTAGTAGATCAGTTCCTAGCATCTGTTGTATTTCTATGTCCTGAGAAATGCTGATGTACTGAATAAATAGGTCAGTATCAATATTGCCGTTCATTGAAGTGAATCGAACAATGTCTTGTCTTGTGATCAATAGTGCCTTTGCCATAGTTTTTTATTTGTTGTAGTAACCTCTATCGGGCATATTAATTGGTTTAGTAGCAACAAGTGAATTATTCTTTATAACATAACCATATTTTGCTGCTTTATTTACTGCTATTGTAGTTGCTAAAGGTGATCTAACATCTATGCCAGTACCCTCAAACGCTACAAAAATTTGTTTTTTCCAAGTGTGATGGCAATTGGGTCCTCCTTTGTAGAGCCAGACATCATAAGTAGAAGCACCATTTATTCCAAAACCGGGATTAACTGCTACGCTTTCCATTCGTATAATATCTTCTTTTCGATATATCTTGTTTGCCTTAAGCATGTTTACGCAAAACTCTCTGCTTTCACCAGACTTGCCACCACCTTTGCCGCTATATCTGTATCGGGTAATGAATTTGACCCCATCAATAATTTTGTCTTGTTCACTTTTGGCGTTAGGAATAGCCGTGCCTTGTGTTACAAGGTTGATCAATTTGTCTTTAAAGCTGAGTTTGGTTTTGATTTCGCTTGAAAGCAATGTGTTTTCATCTTCGTCCAATTCGTAGTTTACTTCAAATTCATCAATAAGCAACCAGTCGTCTTTAGGTTTACCGCCTAATTCAATTAAATCTTTACCCACATATTCGCCACTTAAATTAGTAAACTCTGAGGGTTTGTTGTAATCCCCTTTTAAGCCAATTATAGACCGTATCTCTTTTGGAGTCATGGTTTCCAATACCTTGTTTGCAACTAACGGTGACAAGCTATTTATTCCGTTTATAATATCTTCAGCCTCATCTGTCTTAGTCAAGTCCCCATCTGCCGTTAATGGCTGCAATTCATCAAAATGAATCTTTAATGCAATATCATTATAGGCAAGTATTTGATCAATGCCATCAAGCAAGAGCATTCTCATTGGCTTAATTACCATGTTCTCGAAAAGAATGTAGCTGTTTTTTAACTCGTCTGCGTTACTGCTAAAGCCATTACTGGATGCAATGCCGAATAATAACGGTGACGTAACATTGTGTCCGAGCATGATTTTTCTCAAGCACTCCTCAGATAAAGTTGAGTACAAATCTGGTGCATCGTTTACTGGCATAGCGTCAACAGTAGTCTTGCTTTCTGCGTTACTATTAAAAGATACAATAACCTTTTCGCCTTGTGTGCCAGTAAGCGACTGCATGATCTTATTCTTTATCAATCTTTGCTGTTCCTCGCTTGGTGCTCCGTTATTAAAGTTTACTACTGAGCGAGAGCTGAATCCATTGTTTACTTCATTGATTAAATACTCGCTGATGCTTTCCTCTAAAGTACAATAAGGTAATGCTCCAACGTAATCGGGTAATGCATAGTATTTCAAGCCAACAGAATACGGTTTAATAAAATAGATTTCAATAGCCTCTTTTGATGTACCAAATGCTGGTATTAAAGTAGGTGGGTAATTCTTAATATCAGACCAATTATCCGAATAGTAATACGCTTCAACTTTCCCATGTGCATTGCACTTTTGAGCTCTAAGCAGTTGAACTGGCATGTGGTGAACCTGAGCCACCTTTTTACGATCCTTAGAATAAATTACTTGCATAGCACATTGACCTAATAATTTTAAATCATTGACCATGTTTCGGACGTCTTCCTTGCTGAACATGGACACCATTGAAGCGTATTCGTTTGGCTTCTGCGATGCATTACTTGCCGTTAGTCCTTTACCATATACCAACCGACATGTGTTATTTACTATTGCATTTTGAGTGGTGCTATTGGTATAACAGTCAATCAAAAATTGATAATAGTTATTGTCCTCTCCAAACGAAACGTAATCGTCTTTCTTGCTCTCCGTTATTACCGGTGCCTCGTAAGCTGTTAATTCTAATATGTGAACGTCTTTACTCATAAAACTATAAATTCATTGTCTGATGACTGGCTTGTAAATTTGCCGTTGTTAATCGAATAAGAGTTTGCACTTTGATTCGTGCAAAATATCTTGTCTTTATAAACAACCGTTGTGCCATTCCTTATTTCTAAATTGTAAAAATGATTCTGTACTAAGCCAAACGTAGCGTTGATCGAATCGTAATAATCTCCCTGAACACTACTGGCAATGGTTACTTGGACTTCCGTATTGGTCTGATCGTCAGTAATGAATAATCCATCGTAGCTTTCTGATCTGGGTATAAATCGAATCGTCTGCTCTGTCCCTATTTGTTGTAATAGTATCATTTGTATATATAACCTAATTTTTTTCGCTTTGTTCCTTTTTGCATAACAATAAAAATCCAAACTCACAAGCCGTCTATTATCTCCATAGCTTCGATTTGCTGAACTTTATACTTTGCTAATATACGAACATATTAAAAACATGAGAAATGCCATTAAACTAAAATGCTTGAAATCTAAACAAATGCTTTGATTAGTATATAAACAAAAAAAGGCACTCCGAAAAGTGCCCTCTTATTATGAAAGGAATGAAACGCTAAGCCGTTACGACTGATGCATCTTCGCCAGCTCCAGTAGCGAAAGCAGTTTTTAAAGCTGCTTCTGTAGATACATCAATGAAGTTCGCCGGTAAAACTTCGCTCGCTACAAATGTGAGCTTGTAGCCGTTAAAGTCTCCAAGAGCAGCACCGCTAGAAATTTCTCCAGCAGTTGTATCGCAACCTTGAGCCAATCCCATAAGGAAAAATTGGTCAGTCATAGTGCGTACAATAATTCTTGGTCTTCCGTAAGCAAGAAGTTTAATGTTTTTGTGCATTGCTTGATCTTGTTTCTTTAAAGAAATAGCCAAAGTCTGCTCAAAGAACGTAGTTCCGTTATCTCGTGACGTTTGAACAGCCGTTGTAAAGCTATTCTCGTTCGATTTTAATTCGTATTTAAACAAAGATAAAATTGCAGCTGGTGCCCAAGCATCAACTGTATCTGTATTTGTTGCATCGTAAGTGATGTTGTCTGTGTCGAGGTCATCGAAGTTTGCAAAGTAAATGGCTTTCAATCCAGAAACCGAATCTTTGCATTCCTCAACTCTACCGTTTGTAATATCGCAACTCATTTGTTTTTAAGTATTGTGAATAAAAAAGGGTAGGCAATTTTACCCACCCTTTAAATATTCAAGTTAGTATATTCTAAGCGTAGATAACTACGTCAGAGTTAATTCCCATTTGAACTTGAGCTGTAAACCTCATGATTACACGCACATTTTGCGATCCGTCAAGCTCAGCCATGTCTAGTACTCGTACTTCATTTTGGTCGTTGATCAATCCAGTTCCAAAGAAAAGGTTTGACTTTTGTGCAGCCATCATAGAAGAAGCTGGTAAGCCTTGAGCAACTACAACTGGAATACCGTCAAAAGAAAGTGCTCCGTTTGTAAACCATGTTGTTCCCTGATTGTTAACACCATTTGCACCTAGTCCATTTGCTCCGAATCCGCCTAATGCACGAATGTAAGCTCTTGCTACGTTAGGAGCAACGTAAATAAATACGTCCTCTTTTCCGTAAACGCTAGCCGGTATAGCATCGGCTACCTTGCCCATCTCGTCAATGACGTTAGCTGCAGTTACAGATGTACCAGTTACAGCAACACATCCAGAACCACCAGCAGTAGCCAAATAATAAAAGCCATCGAATTCGCCAGCGTTCGCCGTTTGTCCGCTCCAGATATTGGTTTCCATTTTTGCAGCTACTTTAGCAGCAGTGTATCCGATAACGAAATCAGATAATGAAGGTGCTAATTTATCGAATGCAGAAAAACCCATTTGCTCTGCTTCCCATGAATTTACAAGGTCTTTCTTGCACATGTCATAGTTCACTTGGAATTCTTCTGGCTGAATGATTTTTTCAGCAAGAGTTAATGTTCCAGAAGCTGTGTAATCACATGTTGCGTTTGCAACGATGTCTCCTAAAGCTCCAGTTTGAAGTACTGCTTTGTACTTTACGTTTGGCATAACGGTAATAAGTCCGTTTTCCAATGTTGATCCAGAAAGTAAAGCTGCGCTTATATATTTACCGCTAAACTCTCCAGCATAAGTTGATGTCAATGATACTGCCATTGTGTTTGTTTTTTATTTATTAATAATTATTTGCTGAGTTTCTCCATTACTCTGTCCAATGTAGACTTAGTTCTATTTGGTGAGTATTGGATATGCTCCGTTGTTTTCTTGT